GTAACATCTATAGCAATTGGACCTTTATGGCTCATAGACCAACTAAGTTCGTTAAGTATGTCTATGGCTTAGACTTTGGATACAATCACCCTACAGCTCTAGTCAGAGTCTACTACTGTGACAATGATATCTTCATTGAGAAGATAATCTATGAGAGCTACCTCACCACTACTCAGCTCATAGAGAAGATGGATAGCTTGAATGTAGATAAGCAGATAGAGATCATGGCTGACTACTCTAGACCTGAGATAATTGCCGAGATGAATACTGCAGGGTATGATGTGCATAATGCGAATAAGGTAGTAAAGAAAGGCATAGATAACATTAAGACCTTTGGAGTATTTTGTCAGGAGGATAAGCAGATAATGAAAGAGTATGAGAATTATAAGTGGAAAAAAATTGGTGATCAGATTATGGATGAGCCTGTCAAATTATATGATGATGCTATGGATGCTATCCGATATGCTACCACTTACATTAGGCAGGAGTATTACACTGATGACTCCTACTATGCGTTCTAAACAAAAAGCAATGTCAATGTAATATAGTTATGGCAAGTGATATATTAAAAGAAATAGCAGATAATCTAGGAGTGACTACTATCAATGGTAGCTATCTTAGTGGCATAGCTGACTACTATGGAGTAGACCTAGCTACCTCTACTGATATAATGGCAGATTTACTAACTGCAGTAGGAGGTGATCCTGCTACATCTACTGACTATCTCCAGGACATAGTGATAGAGTTAGGTCAGGATACTACAGTCAATGCAAATTGGATGGAGGGATGGCTACTATCTACTACAGGTCCTGTCTTTAGTGATGACAGAATCACTGAGAATGGAGATAGCAGATTCACTGAGGATGCATTGAATGAAAGAGTAACACAATAAATAAATATATATAATGGCAAATAAAAAGATTAGTCAATTAACAGCAAAGGGTACAGCATTAGCTGATACTGACTTAGTAGAGATTAGTGAAGAAACAGGAGGAGGTGCATATGCAACAAAGTCAGTAACAGGTGCTAACATAAAAAGTGGATTACAACCTACTCTAGTAAGTGGTACAGACATAGTTACTATTAACAGTTTTTCATTATTAACTAGTGGTGACTTATCAGTACAACCTACTCTAGTAAGTGGTACTAATATCAAAACGGTTAACAGTACTACATTACTAGGTAGTGGTAATTTAGCAGTACAAGCTACTCTAGTAAGTGGCACTAACATAAAGACTATTAATAGCAATACTATTTTAGGTAGTGGTGATTTGGTGGTAGCAAGTGGACCTCATATATTAACAAAGCCTATATCAGGTAGGACATATAGTGTTCGTACAGATTCTAGTTCATCTTCTGCAAGTGCAGTATCAGCAGCAAATACTATTTACTTATCTCCCTTTGTCCCTGCAAATTCATTAACAATTTCAAATCTTCAAATTAATGTAGCCGGACTTGCTGTAGGAGCTAGTGCAAGAATACTTGTATATTCTGATTTAAATGGTGTACCTACTACTAAATTAATAGAAAGTACAACTTTGGATTGTAGTACAACAGGAGCTAAGACATATACTACATCTTATACATTTACAGCAGGTACTACTTATTGGTTAGGTGTTTATACAAATAATGCATCTTTTTTCATGACTACAATGTCTACAGCCAATACTATACCAATATCTACTAATGCTTTTTCAACTGCTTATACTAGTGTGACTGCATCTGCAACTTTTGGTAGTGCACCAACTACACTTGGTACAGCTACTTTAGCAACATCAAATATGTATGTAATAAATTTAACAGCAGCATAATATGACACAAATAAGAAATGAAATTTATGACAAGAATGGACTTGTTGAAGTAGTTTTTATTGAAGTAGAAGGACCTACTCAAGAGGAACTGATTGCTCAAAAAGAGGCTGAGCTCTTAGCTTTGTATGAAGAGTTAAAGTCTCTTAAAGGAAAATAATGCCTAGTACTACAATCATAGCACAGCCTCAGGTACTGATGCCTGCTTATAATCCTATTAAGTATATCATAGATAATACTAATAAGAATGAGCCTGGCTTTAGATATATCTTTAGCATCTATCCTGCTGGATCTAATACTCTGATAGCTCAGTATAGAGTGCTACCTGTATTCAGTACAGGTTATGGTGAGCAGGATATAAGTAGGCTGATGCAATCATTAGTGACATGGAACTTTACATCAGGTCAAGTCAATGAATCATGGTATCAGTATAAAATTAGACTAGGGTATGAGTTTATAGATAACATAGACTATACCTCAGCTCTGACAATAGATGGACTAAATACTAACATCGCTTATACAGCTCATGGCTTTCAAGTAGGAGATCAGGTAGTAATAGTACAGGCAGATGGTGGAGTAGCTAATCCTGCACTTGAGGGATTGCATACTGTAATATATGCTGCTGCTAATGACTTTACTGTCAATGTACTTTGGACTACTATCACTGATGTTAATATCAATGGTAATGTAAGCTATGCTGATCAGAGAAAGACTCAGGTATTAGATGATGAGATTATAGAGGACCAGGAGGTATTCAATGGAGCTTATAGCTTAGGCATCTATGCTCAGGGATCATTCCCATCTGCAAGTTACTTAGGCACACTAGATCCTAGCTATGCACTAACATCTCTCACGAATCCTAACACCTCATCTACTGCAGCATATATTACAGATAATATCTTCTATCTAATGTGTAGGGTAGTTAGTGGAGTAGAGTATACTCTTACATACTTTGACATGAATGGTACTCAATTAGGACAGGATGCCGCTTATAATCCTGCAAATGGCTTATATAATTTCCCTATAGATACAGCTACCTATTCTATTACTGAAGATTTTTATATAACAATTAAAGCTAATGATGTAGCAGGTACTGAGTTTGAATACTACTTTAGCTATGACAATAGATGTGCTATCAATGAAGATATACTATACTACTTAGATAGAATGGGATCATGGCAATCTTTTAACTTTCAGCTTAAGACCTATGAGAAAGGACAGATAAGTAGAGAAATGTATAATCAGCATGTAGATGGACAGGTGACTGATGGTCAATGGGTGTACAGCTCTGATGCTATGGGTAGCAGAACTTATAATACTAATGTATCTAATACCTTAGACTTGAATACTAATTGGATGGACCAATACAATGCTAATAGATTCCAGGAGCTACTGACATCCCCTCAAGTATTCTACTACAATGGCACTGACTATAGAGCTTGCACTATAGACTCTTCATCCTTTGAGAACTTTAGACAGCGAAATAAGAATCTAATTAAGCAATCAGTAACAATTAAGCTAGCTCTTAATACTCCTATCAATGGTTAGGATACAACTTAGCACAGGCTACCTAGATGTTAAAGAGGGTACATCATTCCCTTTGAACTTTCAGGTAGGAGATATTAGAGATATATCTAAGAGACAAGGTAACTTTAGTAAGACCATTACTCTAGTAGGCAATAACAATAACAATACTCTGCTGAATCATTACTATGATGTAAACATTCAAGCTGGCACTTTTAATATTAATACGCTCACTAGCTGTGATGTTATTCAGGATGGTATACCTGTTATGACTAACGCAACTCTTCAGCTCATTAACATTAAGAAGTCACAGCTCACATCAGCCTATGAGCAGATGGTGGAGTATGAGGTACTAGTGAAAGAAGATAGAGGTACATTCTTTACTGACATTTCTAATAAGTATTTGAGTGACTTAGATTTCTCAGACTTAGACCATGTAGTAGATGCACCTGCTGTAATTGCTAGCTTTAATAATACAGTAACAGATGGCTATAAGTATGTGATGCCATTTAACATAGACAATCAGTATCAATTAAATTGGTTTAAACCTGGCATCTATGCACAAACTTACTTTGATAGAATCTTCGCTAGCTCAGGATACTCATATACTTGGGATGGACTAGCAGCTGCTAACTTTGATAAGCTACTGATACCTTACAATGGTGATCAGAATATAGTGGATTGGAATGATTATAAGGTAGAGGTAGAGAACTCAGGTCAAACTTTGACTGCTACTCAGACTACTAGTGCCTCTTGGCAAGCACCTCAAGTAGGAGCTACTATGAATGTCACTACAGGATGGACTGAGATATCAGATCCTGCAGGTATATATAATGCTACCAATGGTCAGTACACTACTCCTCAATGGACTAATAATGCATCAGGTCAATTCTATGAATACTCAGCTAGGATTACAGGTAGTGTTAGTCTTATACCTAGCAGTAACTCTATTACAAATTATATTAACTACTATGTAAAGTTAGGAGCTAGGATAGGTCCTACAGGTGCAGGTAATTTTAGTGTAAGATGTACTCCTATATTTTTTGATGGTACAGGCTCAATATCTACTACTACTAATATAGGGAGCTTTGACAATATACTAACATTTCAAGGTGCATTTAATGATGTAGATCAGTTAGGTATAGACTATGCAGATATACAGCTATTAGTATTAGGAGTAGAGGCTGTAGCTGCTGATGTAAATGGTAATGATATACCTGGTCCTTATGATAACTTTGTACCTATGTGGCAGATAGTATCCTCACCATTAGCAGGACCATTCACAGCTCCTCAGATTCAGGTTAATGTAACAACTTTAGAGCTTACTATCAGACCATCTGATAACATCCCATTGAACAGTGGTATCACTACTATGAATACCTTTGTACCTGAGAAGATTAAGCAGTCTGATTTTATCAAGAGTGTATTTATGATGTATAATCTATATGCTACTCCTGATATTGAGAATGAGAATAACCTAATACTAATTGCTAGAGATGAGTACTATGATTCAGGTAAGGCAGTAGATTGGACTAACCTACTAATGAAAGACAAAGAGCAGTCTATGGTCTTTATCCCTGAGCTTAACAATAAGAAACTAAGACTCAGCTATAAGGCAGATACTGACTCACCTAATACAGTTTATACTGATGTGACTAGAGAAATCTATGGGCAGGTAGAGGTAACCTTTGAGAATGAGTATGTAAAGGAGATAGATGTCAAAGAGCTTATCTTCTCACCTACACCTGTACAGCCTACAGTATTTGGTGCATTCCTACCATTACTCAATGGTGCAGCACCTAAGACTAATATAAGAATACTATATGATAATGGTCAAGTGACTGCTCAAAATGTAGTGATAAATTCAGGCTATGATACTACAACAGATACAAATGGACTCTATCCCTACCTCTCACATTTTGGAGGAGCTGATCCCTATAATCCTATCTTTGATATTAACTTTGCACCCTGTCAATACTACTACTATCAGGTAGATCAAAACACTAATAACAATCTTTACAATTCATATTGGAGGAGAACAGTAGCTCAGATAAATGGAGGTAAGCTATTGACTGCCTACTTTTATCTTAGAGAGAATGACATCCAATACATGGAGCTGAATGATAAGATAAGGATAGATAATTCATGGTGGAGTATTAATAAGATTATAGATTACAATGCTAATGACTCAACACCTACCAAAGTAGAGCTGATTAGCCTAGAGACTGAGATAGACCTACCTCCATTTAGCAGTCCAATAGGTGATCCTGTAGGACCAGGTAATGGTACTCAGATTCAATCTATCATGGATACTTATAGAAGTACTACTAATGTCACTACTAATAACACTGATGCTCTAATCTTTGGCTCAGGTAACATAGTGACTGATGGAGTGAGAGGGATAGTAGTAGGAGATTATCAGGCTTTGACTAGTGATGGCATAGCTACTACTAATCTTACAGTAACTAATACATTAAATGGTAGAGCAGTTAGTGACATCCTACCTACCTACACTAAGTACATAGCTTTGATTAGTCAGAGTAGCACTGCAGCACCTACAGTCATAGAGCTAGAGAATACAATAGGTCCAATAGTATGGACTAGGAAAGCTACAGGGGAGTATACAGGTACACTATCAGGTGCATTCACTGCTAATAAGACTTATGCTACAATTAG